CGCCATATGATTCAGCCCATGCTTCCTGCTTCGCGTCGCCACCACGGATGAAGCCGACCACCTCGAAGGATGGGGCCACCCCAGTCACAAGCACGAAGATGCTGTCATCCTCGTCGTTCGGCCTGACAATCAGGTCGTAGGTGCTCTTGCTCCTGGTCCTTACTTGGATCGTGCCGACGTCCGGCCGCTTGAAGGTGTTGACCGATCCATCCCAGTACATGCCGAGGAGTTTAGCCACGACCATCTCGCCGCAGGCCCCCTCAATATGCTTGGTCCATCCATCTTCACCATTAAATCCGTGGGCATCCTGGAGATTCTTTCGGAGAGACTCCGTCTGTCGTCGTGCTCCGACGTTGACTGCAAGCTCAAGCTCGTACCAACTGAGGTCAACCTTGACCCCCATCAGAATGGTACCGCCGCGCTACCGTCAGCCTTGAGCCACTCGACAATGCCAACCCGGCTGGCCACGATGTTATGGTAGGCCTTGCCCTGGTACTCACGCACCGAGGTGTATCCTTCGACTGCGACCTTCGAACCCTTGTAGATGGCCTCGAGGACCACCGGCTGCAGGGCCTCCTTGAACACGGCAACGTCGTACCAGATTGGGTCTGGCCCCTTATCGCCCTTGCTCTCTGGGTACCCTGTCTGCACTGCGAGACGGAAGGTTACGATCTTACCCTTCTGGGTATCCTTCGTCTCCGGCGTGCCGCCGACTGCTCCTACCGTTGCCAAGAACGTTCCTTTACTCGCCATTTTCTTTTCCTCCTACGCTATCTACAAATTCTCCGAGATCGAGCGCAATGTACGCTCGCTTCGGCTTACCCGGTCCGTCTGCACTTACGAAGACGACACCGCGCTGTTGACCCGCCACCGGAGTGAGCGAGTTGAGAAGGCCCCATACCTTCTCGCTGAAGTTGGATGGACCAGACTTGACCTGGATCACAATCCACTCGTCATGCTTTCCACCGTCAACCTTGCTTCCAAACATCCCAGTCCGGCTGATGCCGAGCTGCTTGCATGCCCAGAGCTCAAGCGCGTTGCCACGCTTGCGATTGTTGCGCCCCCTCCGGGAGGCAGCAGCATCCTTCATAGGCTCCTCCTGTCCCTGAGGAAGACCGGGGTGTTTGGCCCGACCCAACCGCCTGTGACGTTGAACTCCATGTACTCCACCGCGTCAAGGTAGATCTGCTCGGGGTCGATCTCTCTCTGCTCGAACTCGGCGTCTTTCCTGAACATGGAGATCAGGATGTCGAGACACCTGTCGTAGTCATAGATCGCCACAGCGTGGCTGAAGTGCGTGCCAAACCCGATGAACGCCTTCTCGAATCCATCGGCCATGAGCGCGCTGTCCTGAGCGTACTCAGGGACGTCCATCTCCTCGTTGTGTGCGACGATTGCCATGTCTTTCATCTTTCCCATGAGTGCCTCCTACTCAATGACCTCAATCGATACCTTCTGGAGGCCGAGGCTAAGGTCAACCCCGAGCTCCTTGAACAGAGCCGGCGCAAGATCCACGATGCGGTTCTTGGCCGGGCACTCACACCAGTCTACCACAAGGGCGACCACACTGCGACCGTTCTTGAGGTTGGTGATCCTGATTGGGTATGGGTTCATTCCGTATCGGAAGTTCTTTACCGCTCGCAGGGCTGGCCCTGCTGCCGCGTAGTACTTCACCCCGGCCCTGCTGTACCAAGTGCTCTGTCCGCTACGCTTGGCGTCGAACCATGATGCAACCCCAACGATCACGTTGGATGGCTTTGCCTCAGGCTCCGGGCTCGGGGATGGTGTGACCTGTACGAACACCGGGGTCATCAGGCCCTCGGACTTGCCGACGCCGTACCCGCTAAAGAACGATGCGATCACGCAGATCGATGTAACGAACGCAACGTAGATTCTCATGAAACTGCCTCCTTAACTGCATTGTACGGTGGGAATGTCATGGTGGTAAAGTCGAACTCGACCTTCACCAACCCGACAGGACCCTGCCGATTCTTGAGGACCTCGATATCCATTTCCCTGGTACCGAGCTCCCTCTTCAACCCGATGACGATGTCAGCGTCCTGCTCGATGGCCCCGGACTCCCGGAGGTCGTGCAGTTTCGGGTGCTGATCGTCTCGAAGTTCAACCGCACGGTTGAGCTGGGACAGCACGAGCACAGGGCAGTCGAACTCTCGGCCAAGGGCCTTGACGTTTCGGCTAATCCTTGTGACGCGCTGGACCTCAGAGTCCGTGCCGTCGTCCTTCAAGATCTGCATGTAGTCGATGATGATGCCACCGATGCCGCCAGTCAAGCTGCGTAGTTTGGCAGCCGCAGCGCGCACCGAACCTGTGGTTGCGTGAGGGTCGTCGAGGTACCAAATCCTCATAGTCTCTCTCTTTGCAAGAACCTCGATAGCAACCTTCTGCTCGTCCCCATTGAGCTGCCCACGAATAACCTTCGACGCATCGAGGTGGCCAAGACGTGCGACAGCACGGTCTAAAAGCTGGGGCACGGTCATCTCGATCGAGACAAAGAGGATCGGATGCTGACTTTGTTCAGCCCAGTTGTCGGCCACGTTATCGGCCAACGCGCTCTTGCCAACGGATGGACGAGCGGCCACAACGATCATCTCCCCGCCATGGGCAGGGGTAAGAAGCCTATCGAGACCTCCGATGTTGTACGAGAGCCCATTGATGCCGGACATCCTGGCGACCTGGACGTCCTTGTACATCTCGACCGCGCTGTGCGGGGACAGCAGTGATCCGTCCTCCGCGTTCGACATGATCGAGGTGGTGGCCTGTGACAGGGCAGTCAGAAGGTCCTGCCTGGACTCCTCCCGGTGCGCCTTGTCGATCAGCTTCTCGAGCGCAACGATGAGGCGACGACGGAAGCCGTCTCGCCGCACGATCTCTGCGTACTCTTCGGCTGGTGCTCGGTGGCCCTGAGTCATCTGGGTCAGGAGGGCGTTGAGGCCGACGCCATCCTGACCCATGGAGGCAATGTCTACCGACTTGCGCTCCTGCGATAAACGTACCATCGCGTTATATGCGCGGCGATACTCTGGCACATAGAAGTCCTCTGCCGTCAGCTTGTCGCTGACGAGCGGTATCTGAGCCGGGTCAAGGAGTAGCCGGGTCAGGAGGCCAGCCTCGGCCCCCTGGTTAAACGGCAACTGCTCCATCAGCCGACCTTGGCCGTATCAGATGCGAGTTGGAACCGCGTGCCCTTCGTCTTCAGCTCCTCAAGGATGATGTCGACGTGCTGATAGCTCAGGCCCTCGCTTGAAGGAGTCCCTGCCACCAACGCAAACAGCGCCTTGATCTGCTCTTCGCCAAGTCCCTGCTTCTTTGCCTCGGCAAACACCATGCGCTTCATGGCATCAGTAGCCAGCTTGCCGGTCGAAGAGGCGGCCTTCGCCTCACCCTGCGCCTGCTTCACTGCAACCTCCTCCTTGGAGGCGATGCCACGGTGCGCTGCGATACCAAGACCAAGAGATAGCGCACGGCCCACCGCAGAGGTAGCCGCATTCTCAAGCTCTGAGCCTCTCGTGAACCCAGTCTTTCCAGGGATCTCGAGTGAGCTGTAGTCTACGCCAGGTCGCGCATCTTCTGGGCTGCGGTACGCATAGGCGCGGACCACCACCAACTTATCCGAGAGCGAAGCAATCTCTGTCTGGATGCTTCCGTCTGGGTATCGCTTGAAGAACTCTGCCACCCGGTCCTTAACCTCGATGTAATTACTGAGTCGATCGTCTGCCATGTTCATGCCTCCTTGTCTTCATCCCAGCACTTTGTCTGGAATTGGCAATATCCGCAGAGCCAGTTGCGCTGCAGCTTACCCTTCTTAACCTCCGGCTTGAGCCGCTCTGGCAAGGTGCCAGAAGACTGGTGCGACTCCAACCGATTGATGCGGGAGATCAGGTCAGCGTCGCCCTCGGCAGTCCACTCGACCGGGTACTCCTCCATCATCATATCATCCTTCGAGACATAGATGATTCGGGCCCTGGTGAGGTCCGAACCAAGTGGCTCGATGGCGTGCTCTTGCGGCGTTCCTTCGTTGACGATGCCGCCGTAGTACCGGAGCCCATGAAGGTACGCCTGCACCTGTCCGACGTGCTCTTCCTTTGGGAGCTCCTTGTACTTGAATGCATAACTGTTAATCGTCTTGAACTCAAACACCTCGTACGATTTGTCGTGGTGCTGCACAAGCATATCGACTGAGCCAACAAGTTTAATGTCGGCAGCGTTAATCTTAACCTCGTCCCACGCCTGGGCCACGTAGGTATTCGAGTGCTTCAATGCACCCTGGATGAAGTCGTGCATGATCTGCCCAACCTCAAGGATGCGGTAGCTTCGGTCGTCCCGGTCGTCGGTAGGGGCAGTGCCCCTGACCTCGTAGATGGTCTTGCGATCACAGCCGTACAGGCCGGATGGGTGCCACATCCCGTCAGGCTGACGTGGCTTGGATGTGGACCTGATGTACTCGTTCAGGGCCTGAGCAACAGTAAACGTCATTTGGCCTCCGTTCTCTCGGCAGCAACGCCACCTAGGTGGGTAGTGTACGACCCTACCAGCGGGCTGTCAATGCCCAAAAGAAAAAGCCCCTGGCACAAAGGCCAGGGGCTGGGGCTTAGCCCCGCTTAGATATCGAACTGCTTATCTGCGGCAGCCTTATCCTCAGGCGTCTTCTCCTTGATCCCGAACTGCGTGTTCTTCGGATCGAGGAACTTGATCAGGATCTGGAGGCCAGATGCAAGACCAGCCGAGAGGATGGTTCGGAAGTCACCGCCACTGATATCCAGAAGCGGGATGCCAAGACCAAGGGCGACTGAGATCGAGACAGTGATGAACGTGCGGCCGAACTCGATGAGGGCTTCGTCAACACCAGTGTTGTCGATGACCCAACGAATGCTGGCCTTGAGATCTGAGTACATTGTTTCTCCTATTTGTATTCGACAATGACAACATGCTTGTGCGGGGCCCCATTGTCCTTGCCGGCAACGCGCTTGGAGTCAGCAATCTGCTTGAGCTGATCCTCGGTTACCTTCACGCCGAACTTCTCCTTGCCCTTACCAGAACGTGTTGGGCAGGCCCATTGCCACCCGTCTACAGCAGCCCACCCTGCCGCAGTCATGTGGCCGTAGCCTTCCTTAATGTGCTTCGGTCCCTTGGTCTGCCAGTACTTCTGCCACTTCTTGTGCCATTCACTGATCTCGACATCGGGATACCCGACAGCCTGCTGGACCCAAATAATGAGTCCTGCTCCACGGTGCGCTGAGAGAACGACATCGTCCCATGACTTCGCATACCGGGCGGTTCCACCAAGGACCTTGACGGTCTTGATGAGTTGGCCCAGTGATGACCCGTTGTCGCTCACTCCCTCCTTGTCAACTATGCCTGTGGCTTTAGTCTTCGCCTTGATGCCGTCTCCGGCACTCGGGTCGATGAGGTACTTCGCCGCCCAGGCCAAGGCAGCCGACGCAGAACTCGGGCCGCAATCGTCTAAGATGCCGCCCTTTTCTACGTGATCGAGCTGACTCTTCACCTTGAATTTCATTTATTCCCTCCAACGCATTGGTCCCGTGACCAGCCAAGAGATCGTCAGTAAAACGAAAAGAGTTCCCATTACTGTCTGAGTCTGGCCTTCGGGAAGAACTACTACTGCGAACATAAGTCCGAGAATTGTCCATGCTCCTCCGATGAGATCGTTTACGATTTTCTTAATCAAGACTTGTTCCCCTTTCTGCTAGAAGAGCTGGATGAAGATGATGGCCCACCTACTGGACCCCCTCCTCCTGTGCCACCGGCCCTCGCCATTGCTGCAGATACCGCAGCGCTTGCGACTTGGCTAATGACCACCGCAACCGCGATAGGTTGCGCCTCCTCTTTCTCCTCGGGGTCTAAGTCTTTTCCGATCTCTCCAATATTTAATATCGCTTCAAATGATTCGCCGAATACTTCGGCAACCTGTTCGGCCGCCTCTCCAAATGCTTCCGCAATTGCCTCAACCGCTTCTTCTACACTTGGCAGTTCGTCAGTTGGCTCAGGAGAAGGCTCAACGCTAGGCTCAGGCTCAGGGCTAGGCTCGTCAGTAGGATCAGGACTCGGCTCAGGTTCCTCTGAAGGCTCTGGCTCGGGCGTCTCTTCGGGCTCGGGAGTCGGCTCTGGTTCTTCACTTGGCTCTGGCTCTGGCTCTACCGAGGGCTCAGGCTCTGGAGTCGGTTCAGGAGTTGGATCAGGAGTTGGCTCTGGCGTAGGCTCCGGAGTTGGCTCAGGCGTCGGCGAAGGTTCCGGCGTTGGCGTCGGTTCGGGCGTAGGCTCTGGCGTTGGGCTCGGCTCTGGAGATGGATCAACAGATGGCTCCGGTGTTGGCGTCGGTGTAGGCTCCGGCGTCGGGCTTGGCGTTGGCGCTGGGCCTACTACCCAGGTTGTGTTTGTGACTTGCAGGAATCCAGCTCCGCAGCACGAGTCAATACTCATAATGCGGAATCCGAAGAGACCGCCAGCCGCGATGTAGACAGTTTGCGCGCCGCTCTGTTGCCTCGGGTCGTAGCCGCCCTGATTCCAAATGGCAAGGTCAACCCAACTCTCGTTGAGCAGCATCTGCGCTCGGTCATAGTACGCGCCGTCGGTTGTCCAGTACGCCCAGCCGAACGAGACCGTCTCGCCAAGCGATGAGTCAGTTGTCAAGCTAGTCACCGTGTTCTGCCACGGGTATCCAGGCCCAGCATTATTGCTGCCTTCAATTAAGATTGTGCCATCGGTCAGCGTGATTGTTCCGTTGGAGTCAACCTGCTGTTCCCACTGGTCTGTGCTGTCTAGTGCATACGCTTGAGCTGGCATTGCCAGCAGAAGGAGGATGAAGATATAGCGCACGCAGCCCTCCGGCTAAACGAGCGCTGCTACCTCCATCACTGCAGCGCTTAGGTCTTCGACCACTAGTGTTGAGTGGTAACGTAGCCACTTAGGGGTATTCTCCCTGGAAATCCCCCAGACCACGATTGGAATATTCTTTTCCCACGCGAAGTACACTTCCATTGCAGTCCCCCACCCCGGGACTCTTCCGTCGACAAGGACTGCATCGCACTTGGCGATCAGGCTCTTATCGACATTGACAACAGAGCTATCGCTCTCGTCTACTTCGTAGTGATGTGGATCAACCGCAGAGCAGTTGGTGAAGTCGGACAGCCTGGCAGAAGCCTCTGCCCTCCACTCCATTGCATGGTCTGAGTCGACCAGCTCCATTGCTCCTGCAAGATAGACCTGTGGACTACTCACAGTCCACCTCTTCCTTAAGGATCTCAACCTCTTCTTCTGACTCATCAGAGAGGGGAAGGCCCCACACGCCACGGTGAAGCGCCAAGGCGATCATTGCATAGTTGGCAATGTCCTTAAGCGCATCCTCGAAGGTGTCTGTTGCCTCCCGGTCTATAATCGGACTGAGGACAACCTGCCCGTTCACGACGTCCCCCTGGAGGGACTGTCGAACCCGTGCGACCTTATCGTCAGCTAACCTATTAACGACGCCGTAGATCCCTTGGTTCCTGATATTCTCCGGGCCATACTTTCGCTGGCGCTCAACGAGAAGATCAAACGTTTCATCAAAGATCTGTGCAAATGCCTGCTGAAACGTTGTCGGTCTCATCGGTGCTTGTTCCTGATGAGTGGCTTGAGGTGCTCGTAAACGTCGCGAAGAACAAGGACGTCGGCCTCACAGTGCTCGCCAACCTTGTCCAGAGCGGTCAGGTCCCCGGCCATAGCCAGGTTCCATGTGTCAAAATCCAGTGGTGTCTTAGAGTTTCCGGTATTGAAGAACTCCGAAACTCCGGCAAGTCGGCTTGTTCCGACTCTTG